TACGCGGGGTCCGGGAATGCGGGGAAGGTGGCGTTCGTGCCGGAGGGCATAGACTTCAAGACGATCCAGCGGACCGACGCGGAGATGCAGTTCACCGAGGGGAAGAGCGTCAACCGCGACGAGATCCTCGCGAACTACGGCGTGGGCCTTGAGATCATGGGCCGGACCGAGAGCCAGACGCGCGCGAACGCCGAGGCCGCGATCTTCGTCTTCCAGCGGTTCGGGGTGCTGCCGTACCTGGAGAAGATCGTGGACACCCTGAACAACGACTACCTGCCGGCGTTCGCCGGGACCGACGGCCTGGAGTTCTGCTTCGACGACCCGGTCCCGCAGAACACCGAAGAGAAGCGGTTGAACGCCGAGGCGCTGTGGCGGATCGGCGGGCTGACGAGCAACGAGGCCCGCAAGATGTTCGGCTTCGAGCGGATCGACCTGCCGGGGATGGACGTCCCGTACCTGCCGATGAGTGCGATGCCGGTCGGGTCGGAGGACGTGCTGCCGCCGGATGAGGGTCCAATACCCGGCGAGGAGGAACCGGAGGAGGACGTCGGGGACGGGGCGGCCGACGAAGTCGAGAAGGACGAGGAGCAGAACAAGGACCCCCCAAAAGGGTAGTCCAACACAAACACCACGCGCGACAACAGGAAAAGCTCGACTCGCTGCCGGGAGACATCGCCGCGTTCTTCGACGAGTCCCGCGAGCATGAGTCCCTGTTCCGCGTCATCCACCCCTACGCCCTCCACGGCTTCAAGGAGGGGGTGCGGCAGGGCAAGGAGCAGACCGGCACTCGGGCTCTGGAGGACGAGTTCGACTACCAGGTCTCCCGCCGGCTGCGAGAGAAGTCCTTCCAGCACGCGGCCCTCGCTCTCGGGACGACGAAGGAGGCGCTGGAGGGTCTCCTGCGAGAGGCGATCGAGAAGGAACTGTCCGTACAGCAACTCGCCCGGAACATCGACAACTACTTCAAGCTCCGCAGCCCCGCGCGGGCCCGGGTGATCGCCCGCACCGAACTGACCGACGTGATCAACGACGGGACGCTGCACGCGATCAAGCGGGAAGGATACGACCGGAAGGAGTGGGTCACCAACATCGACGGGCGGGAGCGGCCACAGAAAAACGGTGACTTCGACCACCGCTCGGCCAACGGCCAGGTCGTCGGCATCAACGAGCCGTTCAGCGTCAGCGGCGAGCTGGCCACGCACCCGGGGGCCGACAGCCTGTCGGCGGGGAACCGCATCCAGTGCCGCTGTAGACTGGTCGCCGCCGGGCTCCCCGACGATCGGAAGCGGGCCGCCGGGAAGATGTTCCTCCGCGCCCACGGTTCACTGGAGCGGACGTTCGTGGTAGGCTTGCGGCACGAATTCGAGCGGCAGCGCCGCCGGATCCTGTCGCACTTCCCCTCCGCCTGATGACCCCCGCCCAGGAATCCCGCCAGCTGACAGCCACCCAGCTGCGCGGCGTCAATCGCGATCAGCGCACCGTCGACATCGTCGCCAGCACATTCGACCTCGACAGCCACGGTACCCGCATCGATCCGAAGGGCTGGGACTTCGAGCAATTCAAGAAGAATCCCGTCATCTGCCTGCAGCACGACTCGTACGGCCGGGAGGGCAGCAGCAGCCACGGCCTCCCGATCGCCAACGCGGTCCCGGAGACGATCCGGGTGGAGAACGGCAAGCTCGTCATGCGGGTCCGGTTCCCGAAGGAGGGAACGTTCCCGCTCGCGGACACGGTTTTCAACCTGGTCTGCGAAGGCTTCATGCACGGCATCTCGGTCGGCTTCGACCCGGACATGGAGGCGGTCGAGCAGGTGACCGAGGATGACGCGGAGGGCCGCTCCCAGGTGGTCCACGTCTTCCGCAAACAGCGGCTGATGGAGGTATCCTTCGTCACGATCCCGAGCAACGACAACGGCATGGTCCAGCGGCAGCTCAAGAAGCTCAACCGGGAGGGGGAACGGGAGAAGTTTGTTGAGATGGCCGGACGGGTCGAGGAACTCGCGATCCGTGTCGGGAACGATCGGCACGCTGCGGACGAGGCACAGGATGACGAGCCGGTCCGCTGGAACCGGTCGCTGAGCAGCCGCTTCGACGTGGCCGAGGAGAAGATCAAGCCGTCGGCCCTCGTGTACGACTGGGTCGCGAAGCACGTCGGGTGCGAGGTGAAGCACGTCTTCCAGAACAGTTTCTTCGTCCCGTCCTTCCGCATCGGCGGCGTCCTCTCGGGCCTGAAGCAGGCGCGGAGCGGGAACGAGCCGGTCGACGTCCGCAACCTGACCTGGGGCGGGGCGGAGGAGCCGCCGGTCTACAACGTCATTCAGCTGAATTCCAGGCAGAGCGACGACTTCCTGATCGACGGCATCGCCTTCTTCCGGAGCGTCGAGGGGAACTTCGCGTACCGCGTCTACCCCGTGTGGGGCGGCCTGCACGTCGACGTGTTCACGCACCGGGACGCCAAGGACTTCAACCGCCGGATGGTGGACGAGGCCTGGCGGCACGCCCGCGAGAACAACCCGCTCAAGGGGGAGGCGTTCGCGCTCTCCGGCGAGTTCATCCGCAAGACGGACGAGACGTGGGACGACTGCTTCCTGGAGGAGAAGAACGCCAAGGCTCTGACCCGCGTCGTGGACCGGCTGAACGAAAAGGGGAAGGAGACGCCGAACCGCGGTGTCCTGATGCTCGGTCCCCCGGGCACGGGCAAGACGCTCTCGGGCCGCATCATCCGCAACACCCTCAAGGATTGCAGCTTCATCTGGGTGTCCACCCGCGACTTCCACTACGGCGGCGGGTTCACCCAGGCGTTCGAGCTCGCCCGGGAGATCGCCCCGTCGGTCCTGTTCTTCGAGGACATCGACAACTGGGTCGGCGGGAACATCGACCTGCTCAAGACGGAGATGGACGGCATCGCCCGGTCCAGCGGGGTGGTCACGATCATGACGACGAACTTCCCCGAGAATCTACCCGAGGCACTCATCGACCGTCCCGGCCGGTTCCACGACGTGCTCAACTTCAACCTGCCCACCGACGACAAGCGGGCCGCGATGCTCCGCAAGTGGGTGTCCGGCCTGTCCGCCGCCGACGTCGAGGACGCGGTCGGGAAGACGAAGGGGTACTCCGGGGCGCACATGTACGAGCTGGCCAGCTTCGCCTGCAACCTGATGGAGGCCGACGACCTCTCGGTCTCGGACGCACTCAGGGAGGCCCTCAAGAAGGTCGAGGAGCAGAAGGATCTGATCACGAAGGTGCAGCTTCAGGGCAGCAACTACCGCCCGCGGCGGATGCGGGGCGTGCGCGCGGGCGAGAAGTCCGGTATCATCTCGTCCGAGATGGACGCCCTGACCCACGCCCCGGCCGACGTCGAGAAATGGAAGACGTACTTCGAGCGCAAGCAGCCGGCCAACCGCGAGTCCACGAAGGTGCTCAAGCGGTTCTTCAAGGACCGCGGTGAGGAGCAGCCGTCCGACGAGGCAGAGGCCTGGGAGCGGATGGCGGAGATTCTCGCGGGGGACACAACTGTTGTCACTCAGCCCGCCACCACTCCTGCCACCGAGACGTCCGCGACGGACGTTCCCGCCACACCCGAGCCCGAGAAGGCCGTTCTCCCCGAGACGCCTGCAGAAAGTGAGACGAAGGAAGACCCGCAGCCGGCCGAGGAACCGAAGCCCGAAGAGCCGATGGCACCGGCCGAGCCGGTCGTCGAGAAGAAGCAGGAGGAGCCCACACCCCCGCCATCAAATCCCGAAGCACCGGCCGCGGCAGCCCCGCAGCCCGAACGCGCGCTCACCCCGGCAGCCCCGGCGAAGCGCGTCATTCACATCTCCCCGGCGACCCTCCGCGCACTGCCCGCAGTGATCGGCCAGGCCCTCGCCGATCGCGCCGCAGAAGCCCTGCGGAGCGGGATGCCGCCCAAGGACCTCGATGGATTCCTGGACGCCGAGGGCACAAAGCTCCTCGCGTCCGTCATCCATTCCTGATTCACCCACCATGGAACCAGCAATCAAGCAGGAGGTGTCCCCCGAGGACATCGCCAAGCGCCTCACGGAACTGCCGCCCGAGCAGAGGGCCGCCGAACTCGTGAAGGTCGCCAAGGAAATGGGGCTCAAGCCCGAGACCGCCGCCGGCGAGCCGCACATCGAGCTCTCCGACGACCAGTTCACCCGCCTCTTCTCCGGCATGAAGGAGGAGGCCGCCAAGGTCGTCAAGGAGGCCGCCGGCGAGGCCGAGCGGAAGTACAACCTGAACCCGTCCGACGCCGGTTACGCCGCCGAGGGCGTCGTCGCCACGGCGCTCCGCCGGCATGCACTGAAGCGCGACGAGGACAAGATCATCGGCAAGCGGTTCGCCTCGATGGTGAAGGCCATGGCGAACATGCCCGGCGCCCACGACCAGTACAAGCGTGCGGTCGAGGAGGAGGGCAAGCACATGCAGCGGCACTACGGCGTGGAGACCCGCGCCATGTCCCTGGCCGACGACACGGCCGGCGGCTACCTCGCCCCGGAGGTGTGGGAGACCCGCGTGTACGAGTCGATCAAGAAGCACAACCTCGCCCGTAAGTACTGCACGCTGGTCGAGATGACCGGCACCGAGGTGAAGAAGTTCCCGAAGCTGACGACGGGCCTGTCCGCCTACACTCGCACCGAGGGCGCGGCCGGCACCACGAGCCAGGTCGTCACCAGCCAGTTCTCGCTCGCGCCGAAGTCCCTCACGGTACTCTCGGCCCCGTTCTCGCTCGAACTCCTCGAGGCGGCTGACCCGAACGTCATCGAACTGCTCACGAAGCAGGCGGTGATCGCGTTCGGCATCAAGGAGGACGAAGCGCTCTTCATCGGCGCGGACAGCCAGTTCACCGGCCTCATGGAGAACAGCACGAACAACGTCTCCATGGACGCCGGCAAGACGGCGATCACGAACATCAACTTCGACCACCTGTTCGACCTGGAGAACGAGCTCGAGGAGCACTACACCCCGGACGAGGACACGGAGAACTCCGGCGGGATCGGCGGCCAGGCGTTCTACTGGTTCCACCGCAACGCGTACAACGCACTGCGCAAGCTCAAGGGCGACGACCAGTACCACATGGACATCCAGACGATGATCCGCGACCGCAAGATCCAGGGGTACGGCTTCAAGCGGGTGCCCAACCTGCCGTCGGCCCCGGCCGCGGCGACCCGGTTCGGCATCTTCGGCAACCTGTCCTACGTGTGGATGGGCCACCGCCCCGGAATTCGCACCACGATGCTCCAGGAGGGCAACGTCGGCGGCGTGAACCTGGCCACGACCGGCCAGTACGCGCTCCGCTGGATCGAGTTCGTGGACTTCGCCCTCGTCGATGACGAAAGTCTTTCGTACCTGAAGACGGCCGCCTGAGCGGTTTTGCTCCTTCTTCCCCCGCCATCCTCACCCGAGGGGGCGGGGGACTCCACTTCTCACCCAATCGCACCCATGCAGTCCAATACAACCTTCAACTCCAACACGGACGCCGCGATCGTGGCGATGGACTTCAACAACGGCGTCAACCAGAAGGTGACCGTCGCGGGCAACCGTACGCTCACGTTCTCGAACCCCGTCGAGGGGGCCACCTACGGAATTATGATTAAGCAAGACGCGGTCGGTTCGCGCACCATCACTTGGCCATCCACGGTCAAGTGGGCCGGCGGCACCGCGCCTACGTTAACGAGCACAGCATCGAGGACGGACGTTGTCTACTTCATGTACACGGGCTCCTATTTTGTGGACATCGCGATCGTGAAGAACCACAACCTCGCCTGAGAGCGTTGACCTTCCGGGTGTCCGCCCGGAAGGATGAGCGCTTTCATCCCCCCGCCTGAATGCCCGCCGCCGACCTGTTCCAGTACAACCGCCCCGGCCTCGCCTCGCCCTACACGCACGCGGCCGCAGTCACCCCGCACGACACCAACGAGCTCGCGTACATCACCCGCGCCCTCTACGTCGGCACGGCCGGGGCGTTGAAGGTCGTCACCGCC